CTTCCCACCGGGAACCCCAGCCCGGCCGCCACCTGCCGGGTGATGTCCTTGGCGGTCATCGCGGTGAAGTTCTGCGCGATTTTGCTCTTCAGCGCGTACACCAGCCCGTCGTAGGCGTGAATCGTTCGCGCCGAGGAGCTCAGCCCCTTTTCCACGCTGAACACGTAGCCCCTGAACAGTTCCGCCGAGCCCTTGAACAGCTGCAGCATCTCGCCCAGGCCGATGCGGCCCGTGATGATGCCGCCCGCCCCGGCGCGGTTCCCGGCCAGCACCTGGATGTCCAGCGTCCGCGCCGCCTGCTTGTAGTCTCCCGCCCAGGTCGCGGAGGTCACCAGCCGCGTGATATCGTGCGCCACGCCCCCGTCCTGCGTGTAAACCACCCTCATGCGGCACCTCCTGCCGTTATATTTCCAGCGTCTGCGTTGGGGTTGGGTACCGGTCTGTCACGAAGCCGGGCAGCAAGGGCCGCGCGGTGGGGTATCGTGACGTCCCGGTGTAGCGCGTATTCGTCGGAGGGGTTGGCGCGGTGCGCGGCCGCGGGCGCGGGTGCAGCGTAAACACGCTGGCCGCCGCCGCCGTCACGTCCAGGGTCACGTACTCGGTCAGCGACATCTCGTACTCCACGTCCCCAGACACCTTGCGCAGGGCGGAGCTGAAGCTCTCGATGACCACCGGCATGCTCACGTCGACCGCGCCGCCTGCGATGACCAGCTTCACGATGACGCCGCCCTCCGCCCAACTGCGCAGCAGGTCTGCCGTCGCCTGCGGTTCCGGGATGTTCCGGAACGCGCAGACGGAGGTGTATCGCGCGGGGAAGTAGCTGCCGATGGAGAGCGCGCGAAGGCGGCGCTTCCCGATCAGCAGCGCTTCACCCGCTTCGTGCAGGGTTACCCTTTCATGCTGTCCACCCGCCTCCAGGGAGATTTTTTCGGGGAGGACGGGCAGGCGAATCCGCTTTGCCTTCGCGGTCAGCCAGATCTCAATCACGAATCCGCCTCCTTATGCCATGTTGAACGCCGCGCGCTCCAGGCCGCGGACGAACTCCGCCGCCAGCTGCTCGCCGTTCTTGTTTGCGCCGTTGATGTTGATCGTCACGCCGTTGATGCTCGTCCCGCCGCCGCGGTTCCCGCGCGAACGGTACTCGCCGGCTTCGCCGGACGGCAACACCGTCTCGCCCTTGTGCAGCAGGGTTGGGTAATTATCGAAGGGCACGCGCTTGATGCCCGCGGCGTTCTTCTTCAGAATCGGCTGGTTGAGCGGGTTTCCGCCAGCAGGGTTGGGGATGAAGTTGAGCAGCAGGTTCCCGTTGATGGTCTCGCCATTGAGTAGGGAAACCATCGGCCCCGTCATGGCGCCCGTGTCCGGTTCAACCTGCACCTTCGCCGGCGGGAACGAGGGTTTCCTGCCAAACAGCAGGTCCATCCCGGTATAGCCCTTGGTCTCCGCGGCCTGCAGGCCGGCTACGGGAGATGCAGACAGCATTTTGGGGATGTCCTGGGCGGCCTTCTCAAAGTCTTTTTTCGCCTGCCCGGATATTATCCAGTCGGTGATTCCTGCAGCCGCTGCCAGGGCGCCCAGCCCCGTGATGGCCGCGCCGATGACCGTCCCCGCGCCGGCCAGGCTTGCCCCTGCCCCGGCAGCCGGTAACCCTGCAGGCAGTCCCAATGGTGCAGGCCCGGATGGCAGCCCCAAAGGCGTGCCCCCGCTGGGGAGTCCCATTGTAGGCATTCCCGGGCCTAATGCCGGAATCGGAGGAACCGCGGGCAGGAATGTGGGCGTCCCGCCGGAAGGCATGTTCGGCATACTGTTCCCGTTCCCGCCGCCATTGCCGTTGTTGTAGTTGGGCCCCTTGAAGGTGTTGTAGTTCGGCCCGTTGAAGGTGTTGGTATTCGGCCCCGCCTTGGGCGTCGCGGTGCCCGGTTTGTTCAGCACCGTGTCAGGTGTCGATATCGGCGGCGTTACGGTCGTTTTGTTGTTTCCGAACAGACCCTTGAGGAAGGTCCACCCGCCGCCGAACAGGTTGCCGACCGCCTTGCCGGTCTTCACGCCCCAGTTGATCAGCTTGAAACCGGCGAACGCCAGCGCGATCTGCGGCAGGAATTGGATAATCCCCGCAATGACCGGCTCGATCTTGTCCCAGTTCTGCGCCAGGCTGTTGAGCCAGTTGATGAGCGTGTTCACCAGCTGGTCAATCGCGCCGGTGATCCCGCCCAGCACCTTCTCGCCGTCCACGTCCACGCCCGCGAAGGCGTTGGCGCCAAAGTCCCGGAAGGGTTTGAGCAGGTCCCATTTGGCGTTGATCCACTCGATGAAGGGGGTCATGACCTTTTTGACGTTGTCCCACAGTTCGCCCAGTTTCGGGATGGTGTTGGCGATCCAGTCGCCGATGCTGGTGCCCATGTCCGCCATTTTGGCGGCGAGGGTGTCCGCGTAGGGCAGCATGGCCACTAAAAGCGGCGTCAGCGCGTCCAGGATGTTGCTCCCGGCCTGTGCGATGCCGCCCTCGACCGTTCCTTTGATAGAGTCCCAGATGCCCGCGCCCGTGGACGCCTTGCGCGCCTCCGCGCCCATGAACCGGTCCGTCAGCGTGCGGCCCGTCTGGTCCTTGACCTTGAACGGGTCTCCGTTCGCCGCGTCCATCGCCTCCTGCGTAACCTTGAATCCGTACTCCGTCATACGGCGGTACTGACCCATGCTCATGTCCAGGATGGCCTCGACCGCGTCCCAGGTGGTGGAGCCGTACCGCTGCGCCGCCATGTCCTGGGCGGTCCGCAGGATGCCCTTGGCCGCCTCCATGTCGCCGCCGGTCCCGGCCAGGGCGTGCGCGCCGGCCGCAAAGACATCGTCCACGGATGCGGTCGTTTTTGCCGCAAAGTCAAGCAGCCAATCCGTATACGCCTTGGCCTGCGTCTGCACCTGGTTCTCCGTCAGGTTTCGGTTCGCGGCGAATACGTTGTGCTCGATGCTCGCCTGGTACTGCTGCAGCGTCGCGCCCTTGCCCAGGGTATAGGTCATCGCGCCGCCCGCAATGCCCAGCGTGATTATGGCGCCCTTTGCCAGGGACTTTAGGATGTCTGCCGTCTTTCGTAGCCCCGCCAGCGCCATGTCCTTCAGTTTCAGCGTCACCAGCAGCGGCTTTTTAACCAGGTTCTTGATGTCGCTGGTGACCGGCTTCATGTCCCGCTTGAAGTTCTGCGTCCGGGCCGCGATGTTGATGCGCAGGTCCTTGATTTTGTCCAGTTGCTTCCGCACGTCCGCGATCACGCCGGTCGCCTGTCGACTTTGGATTTTGATTTCACGGCGCTTTTTGGCTTCCCGGTCCAGCACCCGCGCCGCCGCGGTCACCTGCCGCTGGAACTGGGACGTAGCCCTGGCCGCCCGACGCATCCCGCCCGAATAGTTCTCCTTCATGTTGAAGAAGGTCGTTACCGTCCGCGCCATGCCCTCATCTCCTCGTCTGCAGGATGTCAACCGTCGGAAACACGTTCCGCGACGACTTCAGCACGTCCTCGATGTCCTCGCGTTCATGCTCAAAAAACGCCCGGATCACCAGCCGCTCGCCCGGCGGCATTGCGTAGAAAACGGACGGCCTGATGCCATGACGTGTCCAGTAGTAGTACATCATTTCCACCAGACCGTCCGTCTTGATTAGTTTTTTACCGATTCGACCGCGCCGTCACCATAGCCGGATAGCTCCTGGATGGCGTTGAACAGCTGCGCCACTTCTCCGGGCAGCAGGAAGTTCTTCTCCTTCACCAGGATTTCAGGCGTGGCGGCCTCATAGGCATCCAGCAGCTCGCGGCTCTTCAGGTCCGGGTCGATGCATCCGTACAGCACTGTCATGCACTGCAAGGTCGAGCCGTCCATGTTCTCCAGCTCGCCCTTCTTGGACAGTTTCATGGCGGCGTCCTGCGCGTCCTGAATCTCCTCGCCCGTCAGCGCCCGCAGCGTGAAAATGACAGGCTCTCCCACCGTTTCGCTCAGGCGCTTGATTTCCACTTTCCGCTTCGGCACCAGCTTCAGCTTGCCACGGTCAGCCCCCAGCAGCACCGCCAGGGTTGTTTTTGCGCTCACAGCTCCCTCCTTAGGCATGGCTCACCACGCTGACCGGCTCCCAGTCCGTAAACGTGAACGGCATTTCCTGCTCGCCGATTACGCCCAGCTCCCAGTTGACAAGCGGCAGCGTGGTAAACTGCACGCCCTTGAGCAGCACGCGCTCCGTGCCGAATGCGGCGGGATCTGCCAGTTGAGACAGCAGCGTAAACTCAGGATTCACGCCCCCTTTGACCGACGCGCTCAGCTTGTTGATGGCCCGGCTGAATACATGGTGGATTCTCAGCGTTCCGGAACCGTTGTAGCCCAGCATCTTTTGCCCGTCTGCCAGTTTCCCGGCCTGCTTGACGACCTCCTGCTGGATTTCCAGAGAAGCCTCCAGCGCCTTTGCTTCAAAAACCAGTTCGCCGTCCAGCCAGGCTTTGCCATAGGTACCCGACATCACCTGGGACGGTTTCCAACTTGCGGCGTTCGCCATTTCTCTTCCCCCTTACAGATTGAACGTGATTTCCACGTCCTCGATCGCATCCACCGGCCGGACCGTTCCCAGCAGGTACAGTTTGTCGTCGGTGTCCGCCTCGCGGATCTGGCCTTCGTCCATCGCCTCCACTTCAGCCGTGGACATGATGGTTTTCAGGTAGGTCCTGGTGCTCTCCAGGTCAATATCCAGCGTGCTGGTGCCGGCGCGCAGTACGCCTGCCGCTTCCAACGCCCGCAGATAGTCAAGCACCGCCGCGATGAGCAGCTGCTTGTGGACTACGTCGTTGGGCATTTTCCCGATATACGCGTCCTCGATGGCGACGCGCACGTCCTCCTCGATGCGGTTGAGGATGCGGACCACCTTGATTTTGCGCCACTCCGGCCCGTAGTCCGCGCCCTCGGTGGGCGTCACGGTGGTCAGGCTGGTCACGCCGCGGGCGATTTTGACCTTCTGCCCGTCGTGGTAGAGGATCAGCTTGCCGTCACCAATGGCCGCGTCCGCCTCGGAGCGGGTCAGGTGCACGCAGTCCTCGATCAGCGGGATGACCTTGTAGGTCACGGATTCCCAGAGCTGCTGGCCCGCGATGACGCCAGCCATCAGCGGCAGCAGGGTATAGGACGGTGTCGTCACCGCCGCGCCGGCAATCGTGACGTCGCTGGTCTCGAAGTTGATGATGGCGGGATGATCCGGCGTGGTAGCGCCCGCCACCAGGTACAGTGATTTCTTGCCGAGGTCGTCATAGGCGGATTTTGCCCAGACGACAAAGGCGGCAGCGTCCGCTTCCTCCAGGCCCGCCACGGTGCACACATCAAACTGCTGCGCTTCCAGCAGCGCGTAACCGTCCGCCAGGGCGGAAGCGTCTGTCAGGCAGGCCGCGATCACCGACTGCGGTTTGCCATAGAAAGCGTACTCCAGCGCCGCGGCGTTCGCGTCCGTCCAGGTGTGCGCGGCCAGCGCCTCCGTCAGGCTGGAATAAATTTCAACCGCGTCCTCCGTGATGGCGGCGTCCTGGATCACCAGGGCGACGCTGCCCACGCCGGCTGGGCTGATGGCGGCCTCAGCCGCCTCCTGAAATACCACCGATACGCTCGGCAGACCTAATGCGCTCATGTGCTCTCCTCCGTACTCATGTTGATTTCTGCCTCACCCAGCAGGGTGACAGCGGGCTCCTCCCGCTCCAGGTATCCGCACAGCGCCAGGCTCGCATACACGACATCCTCGCGCTCCTCTGCGTTGAAGTCCTCCATCCGCAGCACCGTACCGTCCGGCGCCGTCAGGCTGTTCTCGCGTCCGAATCTCATTTCCAGCGCGGAGACCGCATCGAACAGGTCGGCCTGTACGGCGTTCCCGGCCGCGTCCTCCCGCGGGAAGTAAACGACCTGCCAGCGCACCTTGAACTCGTGAATGCTGGACGCGACGTGCCTAGGTCCCCACGGCATCATCTGAATCATCAGGGCCGGACGCTTAAACCCGACCGGGAGGTTGCTTTCGTGCAGCTGCGGCACCGCGCTTTTGGGAAACGCCTCCCGCAGGGCGGTCTTCAGCGCTTTCCTGGTCACCATCAGCATCAGCGCATCACCTCCCTAAGCGCGTCCTGCGCGAATTCATCCGCGAAATGGTCCATTTCAGTCTCGATCGCATCCTCGGCCTTCTCCCGGAAGAAGCGCCCGGCTACCCAGGCCCTTCCCGCCTTTTTCGCGGCCGATTCCCGCGCGTCCCGATCTGTCGCGCGGTGCCCCGTGTTCCCGATGCGCTTTCCCACCACGTGCCCGTCGTTGACCATGCTGGCGTAGTAGACCTTTGTCCCGATTTCCATCTCGTTTTTGTTGTATTTTTCCACGTATTCCTTGCCAAACCCCGCGCTGCGCTTCTCCAGCGACGCGCGCAGCCGCCCTTCGTCGTCCGGCGGGGCGAACTGGCTCAGCAACTCGAAGTGCCGCTTGCCCACGTTGCGCTGCATGCGCTTGAAGGCTTCCGGCGTGTCCCTGGCCGCCCGGTTCAGGTCCCGGATGAAGCGGCTCAGTTCCACCGTTGAGATCATGCTTCACCCTCCCAGGTCCCGTCCACTTCCAGGTGGTGCCCCCGCACGTTGTACGGCGCGGCAAGCCTGAATTTCCCATGCCCCGGCACGTCTGCGACGTCGCCTTCCTTCACGGGCGCGCCCGCCATGAAGTACAGCCGGAAGCTCTTGCCCGTCACCACCATCGGCGCGCCCTGGTTGGCCGTGATGGTCTGCCGGGTCACCGCGCAGGGGATTTTTGCCACCAGCGACAGCACCGACGCTCCCGGCGTCCCGTATTCGTCCTCCGTCTGCGTCACCCGGTACAACGACGCGGTCAAATTCAGC